ATCGACTTTAGTTTTATTGATTTCTTTTTCAGTATTTTTATATTCTTCATAATTTATCACATTCATTAATTTGTCAATTATGTGGCATCTAAATTTTTCCAAGAAATTACTAGGGTTTATTGAATTAATTGTTATAATCAACTCATTAATGTCATCTTCAGTAATATTAAAGTATTTATTCAAATATTCTTTATATATTTCCTCAAACTCATCAGCATTTGTTAGTCCTTCATAATGATTTTGAAACTGTAATAAAAATTTATAATCTTTTATTTGTTTATTAATTTTCCTCATTTCATCTTTTCTCATCGTGTTTTTAACTCTTTCTAGTTCAGATACTCCTATTTCATTCATCTTTTGTCCATAAATTTTGAAAATTTCAAGATTTTTACTAGCAGCTATATTTTGCGCATCAGCTATTAGCAATTGTGCTTGTTTATATCTGAATCTTTTAATATTTATATGATTATTATGATATGTAAAAGGAGTCATTTGTAAAAATCGCTCTAATTTCCTCACCATAAAGAAATGGTTATTAATTGGATTCCATAAAATTATCATTGATAAAAATTCAGCTCCAGTGATATTAGGATATCTATCAAAAATTTTTGCGATTTGACCTAGTCCATGTTTTTCACTTTTGTCTTCTTTTAAATAAACATATGCATAAGCACAATGTTCATATTTATCATAATAACTCTTAGGCATGAATATTATTTGATCATCACCATTTACCATTTCTTGAATTCTATCAATATTGATCCATGGATATAATTGTTTCATTTTGTATTTTATAAATTCTACATATGCCCAAGATCTCAATGTGTTTCCTAAGCAAGTATTCATTCTTCCAGTCATTTGAGTGCCTACGCATTCATATGTGTAATATTTTGAGAATATTTTATATCTTTGTTGATAGCAGATTTTCCTTATATCTTGAACTGATGCTAATTCTTGTATTTCTGGATGATTATTAATTATTAATTCAAATACATAATTATCTACAATTTCTTGTAATATTGAATGTTGTGTTGAATCAAATGCACTTCCATCTGCACACATAACACCTTGATCATATTGTACCAAATCCATAAAATATTTAAAGATTTTGCATTTTTCTCCATTATTCTTACCTGGTCCACACCATAATTCTTGATGTATTACATTCATTGCAGTTTCACAAACCATACCCATAATTAATTTAACTTTTGGATTTTGAGCTGATATATTTCTAGCTTTAATTTTGAATTTCTTGTAATTCATATAAATTTTCTCATCTGTTTTAACGTGCATTTTATAACAAAGATTTGGTTTTCCTGATTCTACATAATCAATATAACCTTCCAAAAATTCATTTCTTTTCTTTCCTAATTTTCCCATATATTCATTAGTTGTTGGTGTAATTCCATAATTGTATTTCTCAAATAATTCCCTTATTTTAGGTTGTATGAATTCTTTGAATTCTTGAACCACTTTATCATCATAGTCAGCTTTAGATTGTACTTGTCTATATACTGCTTCTGTTTCCGTATAAAAACAACGATGTAATTTTAATGGTACATTATTTTCTACATTATATCCATCTATTTTAAAACCTTTTTGGGTAAGTGGTTCTTTATTTGGTGGCATATGAGGATGTTTAATATGTGGTTCTCTTATATCTTTAATTTTGAATTTCTCTGCATTTCTTTCTGTTAATTTATTATCACTTACATATTTTGAAAAATCGTGATACATCATTTTTACAGTACTTAACATTCCAATGACATCGTTCATTGTGCAACTGCCTGGATTATATATTATTTTATGTACATATTCCAAATCAGTGTATGCATGTCCTCTAACAATCAAATTCATAATAACATATACACACACCAAATATGGATTGATTTTATATTTAATTAGTAAAACACCTATAGAATAATACATAATTAACCTTTTATTAATTAAATATATAACAGGCGTTATGCACATTTGCAGTATGATTCGAGATCTAGGATCCAATATACTTGAGAACCAATACATTCCTACTAGTATTATATTAACTAATATATATTGAATTGTTGGCATATCCCAATGCAATATTGTATAATGTACATTTAAATTTATAGATACTTTATCTACTAAATAAAATATTTTAACACCAAAATATAAACTAATAATAGAAATCATGAATATAAATAACATTAGGATGCCTATATATATTCTTCTCCAGAAACCCATTCCAGATAAGATTTTTATGAAAGAACAGATATCTTTGAAGTATTTTTCAATTTGACATTGTCTAACTTTTTCATCATCATTAATATAATCTTGAGTTAATTGTAACATTACTCCATAATCATTATAATCTCTTTTTAGTTTTATTAAATATTTGATATCGTTCTTTCTATTTCGAATAACATCCTCATTAAAAGAAGAAATACCTAATACTTGTTTCATATATATATACATACAATATACCTCCAAATAAAGGCATTTCTTCCAATATTTAATAGTATCAACTATAGAGAATTCTTTTTCCATGAAGCTTTTAATAATATTAAAGTTTGTTGAATTTAGAGTTTTACGACCAAAGCTAATTAATTGATTATTCTCTACAGTATATTGTTTCGTTACCAACCAAAGTTTTTCATACCAGGTAAGTTTTTCGGTTTCGGAATTTTCATCATATATATCCTGATTTTTATTGACCTCATTTATAATTTCTTTATTTATTTTTCCCATATATCTAGCTGCTAGTATTGCTAGAACCTTAGCATAATGCATATCAACTTCCAACTTCCAATCCTCTCTTGCTTTATTTATTATTGCCACAGTAACATTTTTGATGACATTAGTTTTGATGGAAATACCTCTGTACATTGATAATATATCATTGAATTTATCCTTACTTATTTTAACTTCAACACTATATCTTTGGAATCGTCGTATTTTATCAACTTCAAGACCTTCTTGATTATTTTTAACTCTTAGTTCTTTAAGAAAACATATAGTATCTTTCATGAAATAAAATCCCTTATAATATTTTGCATCTTCCCATGTTGAATAGATCTCTTCAATCTTATTTGATCCATATCCATCAATCCATTTATTTAATTGATCAAAAATATAATTATTGAATTTTTCCGGCTCTTCTTTTATGATTTTAATATTACCTAACTTCTCAACTTCATCTACGTATTCATCATCAACCAACTCATTCTTAATTAACATCTTTTCATTTATATAACAATTGTTACGTGAATGAACTACATTTTTATTAATTCTATTATAGGTGATTCTTACTGTTATATAGGAAAAATGTTTGCTCACCTCTATTGCATTTAATATATCAATATTTGCTCCTAAACCTGATAATGGACTTCGATACTCTTCATATTCACCTTTTTCAATTACTTTTTCCAATAATTCTTTAGAAATTTTTAATCCATTAATTTGTACATGATCATGTATGTATGGTTGTTCATTTCCATTTGGTTTATAATAGATACGACCATTATTATAGTTAGTTTTCAAACGATATATGTCATTATTATTTTCAATAGATTCTTCTGTATAACAATTGAAAGTATGATAAAACACTATATCTTTAACATCATTATAGTTGTTATTATATTTATTCTTGATTTCTTCAAATAAATTTGAAATATAATATAAGGCATCAGTTGAGTGTATTACAATTTTTCCATCAGCATAAATTTCTCGATCTAATTCATTTGCCTGAAATTTACGATTAAAATAAACAGGTTTGACGGTTTCAGAAAAATATTTATTTATTCTAACCTGATCATAATAATCGTTATCATCAGCAGCATTATAATACACTCCAGGAAAATCATCAAATCTTTTAAGGTTTTCACCAATGCCTACAAATAGATAACCATGATAATTTCTCATAATTTCATTCTTAACATAACACTCTTCTAAAGCTCTCAATTTACCTAAAATGTCATGACGATTTGTTGTGTTCTCTTCAACCCTAGTATTTAATGTGCTGTATTCTTTAATTTTTAACAAATCAACTGTGGCTGGTACTTTGTTTAATAATTTACTATTCATTATATTCGTTCCATAGCTTATTACTCTTGTAAACTTATTATCTTCAGCTATAAATTTAACTTTTTCACAAGCCGGATATATCTTAATGTGACCCTCTCCAAGTTTCTTAAAACATTTAACAGCAATTGTTCCAATGGTTCTAGCATTTTCTATATTTTGTCTTATAATTTTTGTAACATTTGTTTTATAAAATCCATTTTCATCATTATCATTATCCACTGATACATATAACACATGGTTATCATTATATTCATTTTCAACATTAAAATCTCCATTAATGTAATTGAACTGATTTAAGTCGTATCTATCTTTCATTTCATCTTTCACTTCTTTAATATATTCTTGGTCATTAAGGATCATATTTTTAACATTAGGCTCACTTATTTGATTATAAAATTGGCCTCTTTTAATATAAAATTCAACTTCACGGGGTTTGCTCTTATTGTTCAAATCGCCATTTTTCTTTTGTTCAGTG